TGCTAATATCTGCAAGGCTCTGTGAGTCATAGTTCCTAGCATTGCTTTTTTATTGGCTTTGCCTTTCATCCCAAGGACATATGTAAAGTAATATTGCATCTCGCACATGTCTAATGTGCCAAGACTTGATGACCTATGATAGCAAATTATCATTATCTAGCCTTCATTGGAGTAGAAAAACGACTTGTTTTGCGAGGAGGCATCGCTTTGGTAATACCCAATTGGATCGCGATTTTTAGAAATTCTTCGCAAGACTCATTAATTGACAGGTTTTTATTATCTAAAACCGACGAGAATCCGCTATAGGAATCTAAAGCGGTTTCACTTTTGTGGTCGCACTCATAAATATTTCTCGTTAGTCGAATTATTAGACCATCCTCTTGGATAATCGCATCAGCTTCATTCGGAAATCGACAATCTGCTATAATGGCGATTTCAGGATTATCGGAGTAAATTCTCTTTATACAATTCTTAGTCCATATTGGCTCATACATCCGTCGCATAATATCCGTTCCTAAGAACTGCATAAATTCACGAGCAGTCATTGGTCCGGACTTGTGAGTGGTTAATCCAATTTGCTCTGGTTCTATAACGCCGGGCATGTTTTCCCATCTCAGATGTTCTTGAATCTGATTTTTTTGTTCGTCTGTCCCATAAACACACTCACTTGGAATATCGAACAGTCCAATACAGATCTCTTTAAGTGAGTCAGCGAAATTGTATAGCTTTATGTGAGGCCATATCATTTGCTCAGCGTAATCATAAAACTCTGAAGAAGTAGAATTTAGATCTAAAATACCAAGTGATTCGACTGGCTGCCCATTAGAATCTTCACTGACGCAATTTACTACAAGCTTCCCCTCTTCAGAAATTCGGAACTCTTGAATAATTCCTTTTCTAACTAGCTCATATCCATGAAGAAAATTTGCTAGAGTTGTTTTTCCTGCTTGTTTCTTGCCGCTGATTGCTACAATAGTTGTCATATCTTTCCTTTAAGTTGAGGTTTAATAATTTGCTCTATTTCTTCTACCGTCATTTCACCAACATCTTTTTTTGTGGGATTGATATGAAATATGTTAAAAAAAGAGCTAAGTCTATTTTGTATTTCTTGTCTGCACTTCTCACCAGCTTGATCATTGTCCATTATTGTGACAATGTTCATTGCGCCGCTTCGCTGTAGTAAAAATTCTTGTGAGTCGCTCAGGCTACTTCCAAAAATACCAACGCAGTTTTCTATACCTGATTCCCATAATCTTATAACATCACCCTGCCCTTCAACAACCACGATTGTGTCAGTTTTTTCAAGTTTCTTTATTGCTTTGCCATAATTAAATAAATAATTGGCTTTATTGAAACCTTTTTTGTTTATCCACTTCTCTTGGCCTTCAACTGTCGCTCTCCCAACGAACCCTACTGCGTATTCATCATTTTCGTCATAGACGGTAAATACGACGCGACGATAAAATTGTGAGTTTTGATCTAAGCAAAGACCAACATCAAAATAGTTTAGGGCGTCTGCAGAAAAATTTCTATCAAGATAATACTTTGCTGGTATAACAAGTCTTTTCCTAACATCTTCACGACGAAATCCAGTCTTGACTTTTATTTTAGTAGACCTCTGTAGTAATTTAAGATAATTATCTTTCACATAGGTAAACTTCTTAGCAACAACTCCGGCGGTGAATTTCTCTAGGAAACTTATAACCTCTTGGAAAGAACAAGTCTTTTTTAGTCTTTTTTCCATTAATAGATTGGTCAAAGCGATTACGTCATGACCTTTCTTTTTATGGCATCCCGCCGTGTTACAAAACCAAATACCATAATGGTCACTATCGGGATCTACGTTAATGTTCCAAGCTAAATTGTTATCGCCATCATGCACTGGACATGCACATGTTAGTCTACTCTGAATTTCCTCGTATTCAGAAATATCAAAATAGTCTAGTAGTTCGTGTATTTTCTCCATGACCTTCATCTTCAGGTCGAACATCTTCTGAGTCTGGGAAACCTTGGGAGTCGTCTTTTGCATTTTTCTTGAGCCTTCGGCTTGTTCCAATTTCTTTAATTTTCGCGATTGATCCACTCATAGCAAGACAAATATATCCCTCGTCCTCCATTCCCGGCCCATGCCGAGACACAATAGGTATAAGCTTTTTGTTACCATTTTTTCTACCATCAGCAGAGATTTCATCTTCGGTCTTGTCTTTAAAAATCGAAAACGAGGTGCAGAGCCAAATTAATCTATCAGAACCGGCAGCAACGTCGGTAGACTCCTTGGTGATACCGTCTCGATTTAGCTGGACAAATGATAGACAAGGACAATCATTCTCTACGCAGAAATTATGGAGTTGGGTAATCTGAAAACCAAGAACCTGAAATTCGGCGAGATTATTGTTGATGGACTCTGAAGTCATTAATTTTAGGTAGTCATAAATAATGAGACAGTCTTTTAATCTTCCGCCTTCATCATATCCAACATGCTTAATAAGCCATCGACGAGCGATAGAAAGTGTTTCTTCAAAGGGCCTTCCCGCAATCGACATATAATGGTATGGAATAGACTTGATCTGGCTAGCCGCTCTTTTGACTCTATCAATCTTTTCTGGATCTTTCTGAAAAGCCCCAGAAGCAATTTCATTAATTTCAATTTCGCTAAGATTTGCTAGAATTCTGTTCCAGTGATCCTCTGTTGACATTTCCGTATCAAGCATCAGAACTGGAATATTTTGAGATCCGGCGATATGCAAAGCGACATTATCTGCTAAGCAGCTTTTCCCGCACTTAGGCCTAGCGGCTACTAGATCCACGCATTTACGACGGAACCCACCTCCAATAGCTTTGTCATATGAAGGATAGCCGCTAGATATACCAAGGCTTTTACCATTATTGTTTTGTATATGTTCCAAGTATTCATCAATGGATTCTCCAATTTTTTTTGGCGATGCTTCATCTTCCCTGATGTATGTAAGGCATATTTCCTCGATTGGTTTTTCCGCAAGTGATAAAATATGGGTAAGAGTCTCTTCTCCAGAAATTTTATCAATGTCTCTATAAATATCTCTTAGAGAATTCTGTAGATGTCTTGCAAATTGTAATCGTCGTATTTTCTGAGCGTGAGTTCTTACATTTTCAAGCTTTGTTTTTGTTTCTAAAATTCCATGAAGATGCTTTAGATTTTTTTCTTCTGAAATGATTTCGTTTAAAAACAGGCTTGAGGCAGAAGATAGGATGCTTGAAAAATCAATTTTTTGCTTGTTGTTAATGACATTCTTGAGGCAGGAAAATATTACTCTATTTATATCAAGGGTGAAAGTTCTTTCCTCGACAAGACCATCAACATCAAACCAAGCATCTTCGCCATGCTGACAAATTCCAGCAAGTACCGCTCTCTCTGATGCTAAATTTTCTAACTGCTTTTTCTCTGACATTTTGTTTCCTAGCTAACTCTCTTAGAAATGCACCTATCACAAGTGTAACTACTTCGATCACTCACTAAGGCTGGATTCACTTGCATAGTCTTTGAGCAAGACAAACAGGTGACAGTAAGAGGAGTATAGGGCGTTCTTCTAGGAGTTCGAGCCACGTTGTCATTAATATGCTTTTCGAGATCATTTGTATAATCTTTGTAGTCATCTGGACTGAATTTGTTTTTTCCAGATTTACGAGCCGCTGTAGGCACTTCTTTCTTTACTGTAGAAAGAAAGTTTTCTTTATTTTGGCGAGCCGGAATCTCGTCCCTATATGCGGGAGGTGATGCTACAAAATCGTCATCTCCACCAATATCCCGAAGGACTTGTTCTACAAGGGTCCAACTTCTTTCCTTTACTGCTTGCCTTAGCCTATCTTGAATTCCGTCAAATAAACTCTTAATGTTCACTGTTTTCTCCTTGCATAATCACTAAACAAATTCGATCTTTTCCGTAGATCTTGGCATAGTTGCTCGTTCTCAGCAACAACAGAGCCAAGTCTCACTCGACACTTTTCTAAGAGAGTCGCCATTTCGCTAGTTTTAATTATCGCTTGCCTTTTTATGTTCTGAGGGCAATATTCACCAGCATAAAAGTTTGACCAATGGGCAGATAAATATCTGTCAATAGTGCTCTCAGCATAACATTTAAGAGACTTCAATCTCTCTGTTTTTGTTTGCAAAAAAGCCGCATAGTCAAGAAGCAGTATACTATAGGCGTAACATTTATCATACGGCATTTCAAGAAGTTCATCAAGTTCTAAATTAAGGCAACTTTCTACCTCATCACTTTTTATGAATTTTGGCGACATTACGCCCTCAGAAACTTTAGTAAGCCACTGATTGAACTCTTTGACTGAAGCTACCTCAGATAATAAATCTTCGACTTCCATAAGTCTCTTTCATTGTATCTTAGTTCAAGATATTGAATATTATTTATTTCACACCACTCTATTTTGTCTCGGTCTCTTTTTTGAGATTCAAAAAATTTCATCTTTGTTTTGTGAAATAGATGACAATATTCATAGTGCTGTTCTCCATGAACCTCAATGATAATCATTCGACTTGGTATAAAAAAATCTGCATATAAAGGCTTTCCTCCAGATCTTTTTGATCCGGGAAGTGTGACCTCCTCATACACAGAAAGGGATGGAAATGTCTCTTTTATCAATTCTCTGGCAAAAATATGATATTGAGATTTTCCAGCCCTGTTTTTTCTGTCTCTGTATTTAGAGAAGTTGAATTTATGTATTTTGCCATCAAATCCGGTGACTTTAATCATTCATCATCTCATTGACTTTCGCGTAAATCAGATTATATGCAGACTCGTCTGAAACAACATATTGATAAAGATTTGCTTGACCTTGAAATTTAGGATTATTCTCTATGCAAGGAATGTTATACCAAGCTCCAGATTTCTCGATTACTCCAAAAGATTCCGCCATTTCGATAATTTCTTTCTTCTCGTCGATTCCAGTCCCATATCGAATGTAGCTATTACAATCGACGCCAGATGATCCGTTTGAGGAACATGAAACTTTCCAAGAAACTTTTTGACCTATCTTTTTTTCGCCCTCTTCCCATGGCTCATTTTTCTGAACATCAAGACGAGTATCCATTTGGTACTGGATCATAAGACCACCATCCGGATTTTTCAATTTACCATACCCAGACGTATTAGTAATATAGTGCGTAATCAAGATCATTACTATTCTATTCTTTGTTACCGTCTGTGCGTTTTTCTTAATCCAGTGGCTCATAAGCTTAGGAAGAGACGCTCGAATAGATCCAGAAGGCCCTTGGTCTAATTCTCCGCGAGGTACTAACGACGAAACGGAATCTATTACGCAGACCGCTCCTGCATTTTCTGGCCTAGTAATGAGATTTTCCACAATCGTTAAGAAGTCTTCGCCAGATAATGGCTCTCCTTCATCGGGAGCGTGAACGATTTTTATTTTCTCTAAGTCAAGACCCTTGATACCTTCAAGGTTGTATTTTTTTAGGCGAGTTTCTACGTCAACATAAATAGCTGGTCTTCCAAGGTCCTGTCCTTTACGGCAAATATGCATCGAGGTCGTCGATTTTCCAGTTTTTGGATCTCCAGAAATAACAGTCCAGCTACCCTCTAAGAGACCGCCATTTAATGCTAAATCTAGACTAGGAGAAACACTGATTGATGCAAGATTCTTCTTCTTATTCAATAGCTCATTTCCAAATGAAATGACTCTACCAAACTGTGTTTCTAGTGCGTCCTTAGGTTTACTTTTTTCTTTTGCCATTATAGATCTTTCAACTTGTTTATTGTTCTAGAAAATGGCTTAGCTACTTCCGCCGCCTTTTGTTCTACAACGACGATTTCTGTTTCTGTTTTATTTCGCTCAAACTCTCTAATGATTCGAATCAGCTTATCGTCTTGAAGCTTGATCACTCCCTTCGATTTAGGGGAATTCAACGCCCTAATTATCGACTGACCAGAGTAAAGCTTTAGTAGCTTATTCGCTTGTATAATTTGGCCAGTAAATTGACCTTTATATTTTGGTAAGTTCCAAAAATTTTCGGGATATTTGCCGCTATTAAAAATTTCAGATCTCTTTTGGAAGAGCACTTCAACAATATAGCACGCTTCTGTTACATAACCC